CGGGTACAAATACTACCTGATTGGCCAAGGTGACAACCAGATCCTCCTTTTCTATATTCCTCGGAGTATAGGTCCAAATGAGAGTGAGAATATTCAGAACTTGGCAGATGAGATTTTGACAGCGGTAGTTACCACTAGTGGGAGTTATGGCCAAGATGCCAAGCTTGACGAATGTGTAGTCTCCACAAACACTGTGAGTTACAGTAAGAATGTGTATGTGGATGGTGTGCCGTACTATACCTCCTGTAAGGCTTTCAGTCGAGTTTTCCCTAACGCTTCCGACGATTACCCAACTGTGACCAATATGGCTAGTGGGCTGTCGAGTCAATGTCTAGCGGCGTCCGAATACCTTAAGTATCCTTTACACGGATATACACTATGGCTCTTCCACTTCTCACTCTATCTGCTTTCTTGGAAAGTGTCAATTCCAGCAGAAGCACAGTCTATAGGTAAGGTGACCCTTGGTAAGATGACCCTATCTCTGATTTATGCCCTCTGCATTTTACCTCGCTCCCTCGGTGGGCTTCCTGCTCTGCCATGTGTGGCCTTCTTGTACAAGGGAGGGGCTGACCCTCTGTCAAAAGATTACTCCAGCCTCAAGATCCTACAAGGTCATTCTGCTGTCACTAGGAGGTTAATTTATGGAATCAAAACACTGGATTGGTTTGATAAACACCCAAAGCCGGAGGCGCTCATTGATGACCCATATTCACTTCCCATAATATCCCATACCACAGTCGAGATGGCAATGTACAACGAGAGCTTACAGCGTGTTAAGGCGGTTACCAAGAACCTAGCTATCAAGGCCATCCTGTCCGACTCTGTTGATGGCTACGAAGGTGGCCTGCGTACCGCCTTGGTCAACATCCGACCGTTCAACCCCTTAATAGCCTCGGACATCTTTGGATGGTCGGTTGCTGGGGTTAAGAGGATGATAGGGAAAATGTTCACAGCCACACGCACTATTCAGGAGCTTACACGTAGGCATGATGGTCCGGATGCAATTGGGACCATTCTAGATGTTGGGGCATCCGAGGTGGTGCTAGTATTAGGCAGACTCAGTAAGCTGCAGCGGTGTGAGGCAACAATCGAATCTATTTATGCTGACGTCACAGAGATGCGCCGCACCTGGGAATCAGAATGGGACAATACTATCGTCGGGGTGACAGCATACACTCCATTCGAAGGTTGCATCAGCTGTGCCAGCTATCCGGACACATATCCAGGTGTGAAAGGGCTATCGGTAGGGCCGAATGGTCCAGGCGTTGTCCACCGAAGGGGAAAATTCGATCCATATCTTGGTCTCAGAACCAAAGAGAAGAGATCAGAACATGGGTATAAAATAGTCACCTCTACCGCACCTGCTCGGGCCATCAAGAGACTAGCTGATGTGCTGGTGCAGCCCGGACTGGATGTGACTACAAAGTACCTTATCTCGGAGGTGGCGAAATCTCGCGCAAATATCGATCTCCTCAAGACGGAGCCATACCTGGGTAAAGTATATGGAGGAACTGTAGCCCACAGATATAACACACGACTCGGTGTACGCCAAGCTCACGGACTGGGATCGTTAGCTGCTGCCAGCCAGTGCTGCCTCTCCACAAACCAAGCCGTACCACTGATCGGCGGGGAAGATGACTACCCTCGAATGGTTCAGGAGGACATGGTCT